TCCTGACCGGGCTGACAACCGCATCACATCTGGTTTGCCACGGTACATTACGGACCAAAAGGTAGGCTATCAGTTTGGAAACCCACTAAAGTTTGCGTACAGTGACCCCGATAAGCCTGACGACAGCGGAGAAGACATTGTAAACGCCATTGCGGCATTCAATGACGCGGTAGATGAGCCTTATCACGAGAAAGTGATGAGCAAGAACCTCAACAACACAGGCCGAGCGTACGAATTGACTTACGTCAAACAGGGAACTAACGACTTAGCCTTACGTGCTATTGATCCAGCTCACTGTTTTGTGGTCTACGACACGACGATTGATCTAAACTCGTTATTTGCGGTTCGGTACTACATGGTCAAGTTTATGGAAACTACGACCTACTACGTCGAAGTCTATACGGATAGCATGGTCTACTACTTCACCAGTACGGATAGTCCAAACGGTGAGTACACGTTGACCGAGCAGTCACCACATTTCTTCGGTACGGTTCCAATCACCGAGTATAAGCTCAACGACGAGCGACTGGGTTCATGGGAGCCAAAGCTGGACGAGATTGACGCTTACGACAAGTCTATTTCCGAGATGGCAAACAGCCAGGAGGATTTCAACAACGCCATTTTGGTCATCTCCGGAGACGTGGATGACGATGACGACCTTGACGACGCGGAGCCGCTGACGAATGCTGACGGGGATCAGATCACTAACTCAAATGGAGACCCTATCTACAAAGTTGATCGTGTCGACCCTGAGAAGCGAATCTTGTTCTTGAAGCCGCGACTTATCGACAACATCGGCGGCGCGCCGACTGTGATTCAGACCTCAGCCGAGTATCTGACCAAGGAACTTAACGCTCAAGGTTGGCAGACGTACAACGACCGTTTGCTTGCTGATATCCATAAGGACACCAATACACCGGATGTCACGGACCAGAACTTTGCAGCTAACGCCAGTGGTGTGGCCATGTCCTACAAATTGTGGGGTAGCGATCAGGAACGGGCAACCCAGCAATCATTATATACACGGGGAATTAAGCGTCGAATCCGCTTATTGGCCACCTACTGGGCCAAGACGTCACTTATCAAGTCCACGGACGAGGCCGAGCACGTCAATCCTAGCTATACGCCTAATCTACCGAAGAACGACAATGAAGTCATTACGAATGCGGCGTTGCTGTTGAAGACTGGTGCCATTTCAGATCAAACTTTCTGGGAAGCCATTGAGTCAGCTACCGGGGTCAAACCTGATGGCGAAGAGAAGCGCATGAAAGACCAGAAGTCGCAGGATAAACAAGATGGCCTGGAATATATAGCCAATTTTGGAACTGATCAGGACCGAGCCCAGCAAGGTGGTGTAAATGATGGCGAAGACGACAGTGACCGACCAGCAGGAGGAACAACGAATAAGCCAACTGTTGGCCTCGGACAAACGGTTTAAAGGTCAGACCGATAACTTATACTACCAAGCGTTAAAACTCATTGCAGACAATATTAGAGCCTTTTATGCACGTTATGCTTCAAGTAAGGGATTAACTGCTGATGTGGTTCGTCAACGCGTCAATCATTGGGACTTAGATCAATTCATGCACGCTATCGACTTGTTGATGAATGGTAATCAAGCTAGTGACGACTTGAAAAAGCGACTTAATCTGACGAAGTACCAGGCTGCGGGAGGAAGCCACGCTGATGCAGTGGCTGCTGTTATCGGTGCAACAATTGCAGTGACCACGGATAAGGTTCAGCGATCCAGTCGGCAGCATCTTGCCGATGACTATGTGTCGGAGCAGCAATATCAACAGATTATTGCTTCCAAACACGAAGAGTGGCAGTTGCCACACGTACAGGGTGTTCAAATTAAGCCAGCTATTAGCCATGCCATAGATGGTTCTGACTGGTCAGCTACTTTGTGGAACCATTCGGATAACATGGTGGCTGATGTGCAAAAGACAGTACGGAATTCACTTAATGGTGGACTACAACAAGAACAACTCAACAGTCTACTGGCACGGTTAGCCCCAGGACAAGTGGTACGTGGGAATCTTGTTGCATCTGGTGAGACTGAAATGTGGATGGTCGACCGCCTTATTCGGACTGAATCGGCACGAGTAGTTGACCAGGCTACCATGGATTCATTTAAAAACCGGCGTGTAAAACGTGTTGATATTGTCACAGAGCCGGATGCCTGCGAAAAATGCCGTGAGTTGGCAGCTCAAGGACCATTTTCGCTTAGTGAGTGTCCAGATTTACCACGGCATCCTAATTGTCGATGTAAGAAACGAGAACATGTGGAAGAACCAGCACTCATTTAGGGTGCTCTTTTATGCCCTTTTTTCGGTTGCGGGCTTTAAAGAACAGCTGATGAGATATGCAATCTCTAAAAGGCATTCAAGGAGGATTTTTTATGTTAAAACGCGATTTATTCAACTCAAAGATGTTTGAAGCTCCAGATGACAATACTGGTGCCCCAGCCGATGCTCAAAAGCCAACGGAGCCAACACCACCAGCTAATCCCAATCCGGATGATAATCCCGAAGGCAAGGAACCTAGCAAAGTTTCAGCCAAGGATCAACGTCGAATCCGTCAGGATGCTGTTGATCAGTTTATGAACTCTGATAAGTTCAAAGGATTCATTGATGAAGCTATTGCTAAGGGGGAAGCCCGAGCCAAGATGTCTGCTGAGGAAAAAGCAGAAGCCGATCGTAAGGCGCAAGAACAACGGGATCAGCAAGAACGGGATAACTTCCACAAAGAACAAGCCCATTTTTATGCACAACAGGAACTTGCTAATCGGAAGCTGCCTGCTACCTTTGCTGACTATGTTGCTGATCAGGATCACGACACTATGATTGCAAACGTTGATTCTTTTGAAAAGTCTTTCAACGAAGCCGTTCATGATGAAACGTTGAAGCGAATGCAAGGCGATCAGACACCGGCTTCTGGTAATCAAACACCTGATGCGACAGTCACTAAAAAAGACTGGGACTCAATGAGCTACAGTGAACAACTTGCGATTTATCAGAAGAATCCGCAACTAGCACAACAATTTATGAATTAGAAAAGGAGTGATTTAAGTGGCAACTGACGTATTTACACAACTTTCTGGAATGATCCAACCGACTTTGTTTGGACAGAACGTCATTAATCTCAGCACCAAAACTAACCGCATGATTCAATCCGGTATTTTGACGCCCGACGACCAATTTGGTGCCCATTTGTTGGATTCGACGGAAGACACTATGACCTTACCGTTTACCAATGATCTGGAAGGTGACCCAGATCCATGGACTGATACCGATGATATCAGTGTCTCCGGTGTCACTACGGGTAAACAACGGGCCATGCGACTTCGCTTGGTTAAGGCATTTGGGTACACGGATATTGCCCAACAATTTTCCGTCTCTAATCCAGCCGACGTTATCGCGTCACGGTTCGCTAATTTCTGGAGCAATTCAGAACAAAAGTTACTGATGGCAATTCTTGCTGGTGTATTTGGAAATACGGATATCGCGACTGCGAAGATGTTTGATGATTCAAGCAACAACTTCTCTGCCCGCGGATTTTTGGCGACAATCAATAAGTTGGGCGACTTGCAAGATCAAACGTTCAATAAGATTGCAGTTAATTCCAGTGCTTACGCCGAAATGAAGTTGCAAAACATGATTGACACCGTTCAGCCAAACGTTGCAGTTGGGCCATTCGGCACCTACAACGGGATGCAAATCGTGGTTGATGATGACCTGCCATTGGATGCTAACGGTGTTGCAACGTCCTACATCTTTGGCAACGGGGCTATTGGTTATTCCGTAGCTAACCCGTCTGATTCAACCGAAGTTGAACGTGAAGCCCGTAAGAATGGTGGTCGTACTAACATTATCAACCGTCGTACCGAAACCATTCACGTGAAGGGTACTTCGGTGGCTGATGGGTTCTCCGCTGCAGGCCAAACTGCAACGATTGATGAACTATCCAAGCCATCTACTTGGGAAATCGTTAAGAACGTTGATCCTCGAAGTATTCATGTTGTTGCGTATAAGGCTAAGGTATCCACAGACTTCTTGCCCAAGCAGAAGGCATCTAGTGGTTCTGGGTCAGGTTCTGGAACAACTACAGGTAAATAAGAGGTGAACCGCAATGGCCGATAACAAGACGACACTCGATAAGCTAAAAAAGTACCCGCTGGCGTCTGACCTGGACGATGATGAGTACCTACAACAGCTTATTGATGACTCGTGGACGACCGTACAGGCTGACCACATTAAGCCCGTTAAGCAGGAAGAGGCCAACCGCCTACTGGTGCTTAGTGAGCTGTATGTGGACACCTTGGTGGCTAACGGCGGCGTTCAGTCTGCCAGCCATTTAGGTGAATCTCAGACCATGTTCGATTGGTCGAAGGGCAATGACCCGTACATGTTGAGGTACCAAGCCTTGGTCGATCAATTCGGACGTAGTTATCACCGTGGCCGGGCATTCAGTCGGGATTGAGGTGGTTAGGTGGCAAGCTTTAATCACATTTCAGAGTGGATTGAGCGATCTAAACGGCTTAATCAAATGGATTTAATAGTTGGCGTTCCCATCGATGATTCGTTCTTACAGATGGTTGCCCGGGTCAATGAACATGGCATGGTGATTCATGCTAAGAAGTCATTTTTGACCATTCCAACGGCTGCAGCTAAGGGACGAAAGCCAAGTGAGATACCGGGATTGTTTCGTCCTAAAGGTGCTAATAACCGTGTTTTAGCAATTGCTGATAAGTCGGCTCCATACGGCATGACTATCATGTTCGTGCTCAAAGAGAGCGTTCGGATTCCACCCCGGCGATTTCTGAATATCGCCTTTGAGCGTAATCATGATGAGTGGGGGCAACTTGTGACCGATGGCTTTCTTCGAGTTATGGACGGAAAACTGTCCCCAGAAAGTCTTGAAAATCAGCTAGGGCGACGAATCTCAAATGATATCAAGAAAACTATCCGTGACCTGCACACGCCGCATAACGCGTCGCTCACCGCTGCCCGTAAGGGATTCGATGATCCGCTACAGGACACAGGAAAATTAATTGGGTCAATCACATGGACCCGTGAAAGGAAGTTTTAGCTTATGGCTCAAAAATTAGCAATTTACAAGAAGGGTGAAACGACACCCTTAGCAACTGGTAATCCAGCCGAAAAGGTATCTGTAACTGGATTAGCAGCAGGTACGGTTGTGGCCGATGGCGACTACCAAGCTGCTGTTATTGATGATACTAATGCCGAAAATCCATCAGGTAAGGTTGATGTACCAGGATGGACGGTGCTAAAAAAAACTGAACCAGAGCCAACTAACGTAAAGGCTACGGCAACGGAAGATGGAGCAGATGTCACCGCTGACGTAACTAATGCCTAATTTTAGGCAACAAAATACGTTTCATTTTATGTTTGATCGTATTAAAGAACCGCTGACAATCACACCATATCTTGGTAATGATGGTAGCGACCCGTTAGGAATAGGTGGTCAGTCGTGGGGAACACCACGTGATGTGGTTGAACCTATCACAACAACATCTAATCCAGCTATCACATACCAGCAAGGCTCTGGTGGTGAGATGGAAGTCAGCATACTGGTTTGGTCTTCGCGTACATCGGGGTACAAGAAGGGCACCAGGGTTCTGCGGAAAAACACGGGTGAAACGTATAAGGTAACTGGTGAAGCGCCATTGACGCATAGCCAGCTGACTTATTACACGCTTCAACGGAATGGAGATGGTAATGATGAACAACCGACAAACGGTGACAGCTCTGGTAACGGAGCTGAACAAGTATCCAATGAACCAGGGGGAGAAGATCCCTTGGGTCTATGAGAAGGTGATTGACGAAAAACGTCAGTTGCCTTTTTTTAGTTGGACGATTGCCAATGCTCATCAACGAATCACCTTTAAGCACGTAGGTGAACCATTTCTTAAGGTTATTCAGTTAAAGGTCCACTGTGATGACCCACTGGAAGCTAGCGATCGCATCGAATGGTTGCAAAATGTCTTAGGTTCCATGCAGCCACAGGTCGACTTGGCCCAGCAGGGCATTTCAATTGTGGAGGTGAGTGACCCTGAGCCACTTGACGAAGATTGGACGATCGCTGTTGAAAATCAGGTTGGTGTCACAGTCACGCTGATGATCAACCCTGACTATCGTGATCAGACACAAGTGGGCGAGCTTGATTCCGTTGAACCGAATATCAAGATTACAAAGGAGGAATCATAAACAATGCCTATTGCAAAGATTATTAAGCAGCCCTCAGATTTAATCACAACTACGACGGTTGCCCCACTTAATACGGGATCGGATACTGCAGCCGTTGCTTTGCTACGGCGAGGAACTGATGCAACTGAAAGTGTGCTGCTAGTCCATGATCCAGAAGAAATGCCAGATGCAGGTTTTGATGAAACAACTGAGGAATATGCGCTTGTCGAAGCAATGTTTGATGTTAAGGATTTCGAAGGGCCAGTTATGATTGGCACTTATCCAAACACCGATGTCATTAGTCTAAATGACGTCAGTGTGACGCCAACTGCTGATGGCGCAACATTATCAGCTACCGTATCAGGCGTGCAGAAGTGGCTAGAAGACCATTTAAACGATGGTCCTCGGTGGTTTATTCCGGTTGGGATGACGGATGACGACATCAAAACAGCTGCTGATATTATGTACGCCAATGCACACAGTGAGTTGGTATTGCAGGTCGACAACATTGTTGATTTACAGAAATGGCATGATTACGCGGTTGCAACGCAAACCGATAAGGACAAGCTGGGACACCTGCGGGCAATTGTCGAAAAGAGTGCTGAAAACAAGCCAGCTGCACAAGCTGTAGCCTATGCTTCGACTCTGACGCTGCTTGACTGGATGCGGATTGGTAATCTCAGTCAGTTTGTGCCAAATGACTGGACCCAGGTTGAACGGGATATGATTGAAAATCTGAATGGCTTGACGGTCGTTAATAAGGCCGATGATCTCATGTTGAGCGCTGACAAAGAGTTAAATGGCAACTACATTGACAACTCTTTCAATGCGCAATTCAACACTGATTTTCTGCAATACCGGATTCAAAAGTGGATGAACAGTAAAAACTTTACCGAGATTACTGATGACAATATCAGTGAACTAGTTACGACCGCACAAGCAGCCGGCGATGACTTGTTCAAACTGGGAACCATCGCTACCGGGGACGATGGCAAGGCCGATTTCCATGTAACGGCCAAGTCACGTTCACAGTTATCCGCTTATGAAATCTCGCAACGTAAGTACAAGTCATTAGATGTTCAGATGGGATTGCCTAACCCATTTGAAAAGGTCTACTTGAACAATGCCATTACACTCTAGGAGGTGGAGCTAAATGATTCAACGTGTTCAACTCGATGACGGGAGTTACTTTGTCCTAAAGGATTCTCGCTTTATTCACGTTTACGTGATTGTTGATGGCACTCCAACGGAACTCAGTGGGTTCCAGTCTGGCGAAGCCGTTAACTGGTCTAAGACTGATAACGATGTCGATGTGGCATCTGACTTTAAGGGCGTTCCACTAGGCCTGATTAATCACTCGAAGTTAGGGCAATTTGTTGCTCACTTAAACGATGGAGCGCCAGCACACGATATCATCTATGGTTGCTACTATCGTCAAATGAACCATGGGTCAGATACCGTGCCAACATTCGGATTCAAGGTTCAAAACGATAACAACGGTGAGGTCGTACAATCGAGCGTTTGCTTGATTCAAAAGATGCCTGATGGTTCTGTATCTAACGGGATTACCACGCGTGATTGGACGTTGCTGGCTTGTCAATATGAAGACACATTTGGCAACGCTGCTTAATCGGCACTATAGAAGATGATGGCAGGCTTTCGAGCCTGCTTTTTACATACCTAAAATTTGAAAGGATGATTTTAAATGACTGAAAAAATGGCAGCACCAAAAGTAGACGTAACGAAGTTGGCAGAGATGGATAAGCACGAAACGATTACGTATGGAGACAAGGAGAACCCTAAGACAATTGAGGCAACCTTCCGGGACCCCGGTTATGAAATGCTGATGAAGATTCGAGCTAAGCAAAACATTGGTAACAACGAGCGAGACTATGCCGAAATGATCAACATGATTAATGAAAACGTCATTATCAACCCACGCTATGCATTTGCTGATCTCAATAAAAAGGTGCGTAAAACCGAAGAAACCAAGGAAGTTGAACTGGATGGCAAGCGGGGTAAGAAGCCACACATCCTAATGAAGTTCCCTGGTTATCGGGAAGCCTTAAACCTGACCGCTGATATTCGTGGGGTAGATGGCGCTGATGAAACACTTGGCGTATTGCAGGCGCTCAACAAGGATGTCTTCCGCCGTGTCGATAATCCCGACAAGCCACTTGATATGTCTTTCTGGTCTGAAAATGGTGGTGGTTATGACGCAATCAATGAAGCACGTCTCTACTTTGCCGAGGTCATGGATCATGACGGCTATGCTTCAACAGCAATTCGAGCTGTGACGTTTCTGTCAGAGTGCATCTAATGACTCACGTTTCTTCAATGAAGAAGAAAACGAGATTGACCAGAAGCGGATTGACAAGGAAGTTGACCGCCTCTACGAGCTTTATTTGCCGGTGTCGTTAGGACTAGCCAGTTCAGTCGAAGAAGTCGGTAAATGGAGTTTGGATCAACGAATCATCATGAGTAACCTAGCTAGCAAAATTTTAAGCGAACAGGTCGATCGTGAGAGTACAGCAATCCATAACGGCATTACGAGTTTCTGGAATGAATTGCAGAAGGCTAACAGGAATAAGAGTTAAGGAGGTGTGACTAAATGGCAGGAGAATTACGTCGTGAGGATATCGGCATTGGGTTCAATATCGATTACCCTAAGCTAGAGAAACTTGATACCAGTGTTGACAAAATCATCGATAAGGTAAGCTCCTTGGGTCACCAGTTCGAACCAGTTAGTC